GAGCACGGAGTGCATCCGTGATGATGGAGGGAAGGGGCTTTCCAGCACCAAGGCACAGAATAGCCTCGGCAAGAAGGGGAATGGAATCGATTGGGACGGAGGACATTTGGAAGGTATGGATGTGTAAGAAAGCAGAGGGCACACAAACCCAAAATCATCTAGGCAACCTATCAATTTTTTCCTAGCGTCTATAGTAAGATATGAAACCTATTATTGATATTATAATGGAGAATATTCCGATAGCATTAATCCTTATTGTCTTTATCTTTTTAATATTAAGCGAATTCAGCGGCATATCTATTAGTGGAGATAACGTAATGAAAGTTCTTCACAGTGTGATTATTGGACAAGGTGTAAAGGTATTAGGATAATACAAATACAAATACAAATACATAAAAAATGATGACCCGTGCCCGACCAACACAGCAGTCATAATTCTTATGGACGTCCCTGTGCCCGATACACTGATTCGTGCCTCGGTTCAAGGTATTGTCTACCTGATTAACTCGCAATCGGGGCACGTCTATACTTACAACCCAGAGGCACCTACGTATATTGGACAGCTGGAACGTATTCCAGATACCGATAAGCACCTGATGTCAAAGCAGAACGGCTGCCTCCATTACGCTAAGGTGAAGTATCGTGATGATATTCGCGAAGTGATGACGAGCCTACGCACCACCGCTTAGTGTCGCTTTCTTACTTTTTGAATAATTCACTCTAATCGCAGAAATTTGCGCCCAATCTTACTAGTTGCAAACATACCGCAGCCGCAGGCAATCTGTAAATAAAACCAACTAGTCTTTTTCGTACAGCATAATAAATAGATTGATAACCCCAAAAAAAGTAATGAAAAAATCCAAAACAAGGTTGTAAAAATATCCATTCTATACTAAACAAATAAAAAATGCCAAAAAAATGAACACCTGCCGCCCAAATAAGCAACCGACAGCAATGGACCATCTGATAGAAGATATGTTACGCCAACGCAAACTATTGCTCTGGCGTAAAATAATTGAGACCTTTCCTATTGAAGAGAAGCACCGCGATGCCGTTGCACGAAAGCTTCTCCCAAACTCTGAGCCACCACTTGTTCGAAAACGCAGGACTAAATTGAAAGAATAAAGATGCCAGAGCCGCCTGAACCAACTGGTACAGGTCCGCCAGGTGGACCTAAACTACCTCCACCGGCACCTCCATTACCTGTATTGGGAGCCCCGTTAACAATTGTATTATAAGATAAAAGACCTGCACCTCCTACTCCGTAAGTAACTCCATTATACGTTATACCAGGACCAGGAGTAGTATAATCTATATTATTTCCTCCAATACCGCCACCAGAATTGCCGCCAGGAGCACCATTGGCGCCACTCGTTGAGCCACCTTGTAATCCAATAGAATAACCGCCGCCACCTCCACAGCCAAAACCAGTAGTTTGAGGCTCATACCACGAAGTCCATCCTGCTTGTCCTCCGCCAAGTGCGGAGATTGCTACATTAGGTCCTGAAAGTGTTGTAGCTCCGCCAGCACCTCCAATATAGCATTCTGGATAATTACCGATAATTCCTCCTTGTCCAATTGTTACACTATAAGTCATTCCTGGTAAAAGAGTTATAGATGGTCCTTGTTGCGATGGAAATTTATAAAAAGAAGTATTTGTTTGTAGACCACCGGCACCTCCACCACACGCTCCACCAGCACAACCGCCACCACCAACCATAAAGTATGTAGCATTCGTTATTAGCACACCGATTGTAAACGACCCTCCACTTGTAAATGTATAATATGTACGACCGCCTGAACTAGTTTGAGTATATTGCGTACCAACTCCAAATGTAATAACAGGCGGCGGCATAAGTCTTAATCCACGATTATACGCTAACTGCTCTTCATTGCTCTGAAACTGATATGTAAATGTGCTATGTAGCACATTGTATGAACTTACAAATCTATAAATGGATATATCGGCATTATTTTCTGTTTTTTGGCTCTCTTTGATGGGAGGACGTGGTATAATTGAGGATGGTACCTGGGAGAAACGAGGCGGTCCAGTAACAAAACTTGAGGTAGGTATAGGTGCAATAGAAATAGACTGAAAAAACACCGGTGGTATATATGGATAACGAACTGTATGAAGTTGTTGACCATTACGATAATCAGTCGCCTCCTGATTATTCACAAATACATACCAATTTAGCGGATTGCCCTTTATAATCTTCAAGTAGATAGAAAAATTAACCGCTTGAACACGGTTAAAGGTGTCCCATTGTCTCTGTAAGGTGAGAATGTCGCTTTTTGTTTTGTATTTGACACCGGATAAATCATAGGGAGTCTGAGGAATATATCCTAGCCCAACATTTGTTGATAAATATTGAGCATATGTATAGGTTGAAAGATATGATGGGTATGGATTCATTTCCTTATTCACATAGGGTGATTTTAAACTGCCTCCTCATACTCATCTAGACGCTCATCCTCCTCGGACGACAGGTCCTTGCTATAATCAACAACGTGCCCGTTTGCCTTACGATTGTAGCGAAGATGCTCCTCGTACTCTAGAGCAGTCTCATAATCCATTTCGTCGGGTAAACTATCTTCATGTACGTAATCTTCATCAGATGTACGATGCGAGTTATAGTAACTGCTGACTAGCGTAACCTGACGCCGCTCAGCAAGTTCGGTGAGCTTACGTGCTTCAGCACGTTCCGCATCAGCCTTCTTTTTAGATTCGGCAGCAGCAGCCGCCGCCGTATCTGCAGCAGCCTTCTCCTTCACCTTCTGTGCAAAGGAAAGAACGGGCTTCTTGGAAGGGGGAGCAACACCACCAAGAGTAGGAAACGACTTGTCGCTCATAACGACGGAGGGAAGTTTCAGTGCGGACTTAGACCACGTAGACATTTGTAAGAAACCCAGATGAACGTGACAATCCAACTACACGCCGAACAAGTTTCAATTTTTTGAAGCCGCTTAGGTATCATCAAACATCATTCGTCCCTTACCGCCTGAGATTTCAAACACATTCCACGCCTCGCCGTACGTGAGTAAATAGGTCTTGCGACTCCTATTACGCGGGTCCATAGGTATAGGTGCTAAAATAGGATAAAGGACGGGTAGCACAGCACGTGTAAATTGTAGCGTTCCTGCGGGTTGAGCACTATCAAATCCTCCAAATGTAATAATGTAAATGTCTTGTGGTATAGGAAATGTAAAATCTAGTCCTATACGAATATCTTTCCAATACGCCGTCACTTCACGAAAGACTGCCGTTTCCCATTGCTTAATACGGTCAATATTGGAGATATTCAAGCGTAAAGATGATAGAAATTCGGAGCCGTCGGACGCCGATAAGACCGAGCGTTGCCCTGCCAATGTAGACGCATATGACCGGAGACCTACTAACATACGACTGACTGAGCCGATCATATCAATGGTAAATGGAAGTTGTACAGTTGCCAAATACGGTGGAGACGCCGCAGTAAAGGAATTATCTTCAATCGTGAATTCCTCGTGGCGAACGTTTGTATAAGGGATACGTAGGGTTTGCGATTTGAGCCATAGATTCGCATCACGCGGTAAATAGATTTGTGTGGATTCTAGAGTCATTTGAATAGGTTGAACCGCCTCTATAGGCAATGTTACTTGCGTAGTATCAATAGGACCATCCTGTGTTGCCTGAATGCGTAATGGTTTTCCGCCCCACGGTTGGGGCAAAAGCCGTCCATCACTTGCGACGACCACCTCGTTTAGTTTACGTAAATGGATGCGAATACGCCACCGTTGTTGACTGAGGGCGACAAGGGGAATACCTGGCTC